ATGTTTAGAATCCTAGATTGAGCAAATGCTCTAATATTTAGCCCAAAGTTTTATAAGCCGGATGTAAATACTAGATGTTTCTCACAATCAAAACTCAACTAAATCAATACTCTAGACTCAGTAAACACGGAGTCGAACATTTATACAAGAGAAAAAAGACTTTAGCGGTGTTGAGATGTGATGCCTGTGATAAACAGTTTGAAAGAGATCTCAAACACATGGACAAGAAACGACTCAGCAACAATTTCTTTCATTGTTGTGGGTCTTGTGATGCCAAAAGATTTGCTCAACGCACAGGAGTAGAGCAGAAGCAGATATGGAACATGCCTGCCAGTGTAGATTTACCTGTATCTAAATTCTAAATGATTCGCCACAGCCGCAGCGATCTCGCTCGTTGGGATTGACAAAATCAAAGCCTTCATTGAGTCCATTGCGGACCCAATCCATAGTTAGCCCGTCTAAATAGGCTAGACTTTTTGCATCAACTAGCACAACGAATCCTTCGTGTGCAAAATTAGTCACTCCTACTTCAGCTTCGTAACTGTCTACATATTCTAACACATATGCCAGACCACTACAACCTGTGGTTTTGACTCCAATACGGATACCCACGCCCTGACCGCGTTTTGCTAAATTCTGTTTAATTCGTTTACTTGCTGTGTCGGTTACGGTAATCATCAACGGCTGCCTTGATAGCATCTTCTGCTAGTATACTACAATGTATCTTAACTGGAGGTAGGGCTAGTTCTTCGGCGATTTCGGAGTTTTTAATTGATCCTGCTTGGTCGATGTGCATGCCTTTGACCCATTCTGTAACGAGACTCGAGCTTGCAATAGCCGATCCGCAGCCATACGTTTTAAATTTTGCATCTGTAATAATACCTGTATCATGGTCAACCTTTATTTGCAATTTCATTACGTCGCCGCAAGCAGGTGCGCCAACCATACCAGTACCAATATCAGTATCAGTCTTGTCAAAAGATCCGACATTCCTGGGATTTTCATAGTGATCAATTACCTTGTCCGAGTACGCCATTTATTATTCTCCAATTTATTATCTTCCATATGTTAGACAAATAGCTTTTTTTATCTGCCTGATAGTCCAGTGCCCATGCATGTTCCCACCAATCCACTAATAACACAATATCGTTCCTGATTTCGTGGTTAACAATGGTCTTGATCTTGCCATCACGAGCCAAGTATGCCCATCCGCTGCCCTGTATTTTCATGGCTGTTTTTTCAAATTCTTCTTTGAAACGGTCGAACGTATCAAAATGCTTTTCTATAAACATCAAAGCAGCATCATAGGGCCTGTTGGATCCTTCTGGTTTTTGTAGTTGACCAAAATAGATATTATGTAAAAATGCACCAGCTTCGTTGAAATCGTCATCGCCTTCATTCTTGTTATATCGGTCAACGTAGGCCTTGTACAGGGTTCCGTAATGATAATCTACGGTGGCTTTGGATTTCACAGGATCGAGATCGTTGCGATCGTATGGCAATGTCAACTGTATGAGTTTGTCTTTTTTGCCTTCAACTATGAATTTTTGAATGAAATTGTATGCCATACATGTATTTACCGTATAAATAACCTACAAGGAGATTTTAATATGCTAGGATTAATCAAGAAACTTTTTGGCAGTACACCGGCCGAACCTGTTGCAGTTCCCTACAAGGTAGAAACTCCACCAGTTGAAGCCGCACCGCCTTTAGTTGAACCAACAGCGGCAGAAGTTAGTGCTGAAAACAAAGCGGTGGCAGTGGCCAAAGCCAAACGAGCACCTGCGAAAAAAGCACCAATTAAGAAAGCAGCAGCGCCGAAGGCTCCACGCAAGCCAAAGACTCCGTAACCTTTTTGGCTTGCTCGTATAGAGCAAACGAAGACAGGTTCTTGGCCTTGCTTTCACACATGATGTCTGCCCACGACCTATGCGTCAGTGCCCAAGAATTAACTGCGGTATTCCAATAAAAGCCACTGTGTGCTCTCAGTTTGCCTTTTTTGTAACCCTGCTCTAGGAGGGACGGAAGATCGGGACGGATGTGTCCGGAATGGTCAATAAGACAGTCTTCCCGTGATACACTATAATGTATAACAGGCCGCACACCCCGCCAGCTATCAGTAATCCGCTTAACACGGTCGTCAGTTGCTTCAATGTATTCTCCAGTTTTAATCCAATGATGATGAATGTCCAGCACTAGGGCACAGTCCTTGACCAACTCAATACTGGAGTCAATGCCCCAGGTCATTTCGTCATTCTCGATGGTAAGACAGTTGCGAGCTTCAGGTGTCATTTTGCTGAGAGCATCACGAACACCTTGTGGACCCAGCTTGCCGGAGATATGCACATTGATCTTAAAGTCCTGGAATGTTTTACCAAAACCCATCCAACGAGCCATGTCCACATGATACTCGAACTCTTCTATACTGCGTTCTACGATTCCCGGGTTAATAGAAGCCAACACGCAAAACTGGCCAGGATGAAAGCTGAGCCTAACATTATTCTTGCGAGCCACATCACCCACTCGGGCAAATCCTTTTTCTGCAAAGGCTCTAACATCGGGCTGCCGCCAAAACCACTTCCAACTAGGCTCAGTGTATACAGGAAGTATATCACTTGAGAGTCGTACCATTCTAAGATTTTCATCTAGTGTTCCTACCCTGCTGACTAATTTGTAGCAGGCTTCTATGTTTCGTTCCATCAAGTCCCAAAGTCGCTGTTCTGCTTCTTGGGGATGTTCACGCAACCACCTAACTGTGGTAGCGCCTGTATTTAAGTCGCGGTCTTTGGCATTGATCTTCATGCCGTTGACTTCTTCAGGATCGTTAATCCATTTGCAGGCAAAGCCTATGCGTTTAATCATTTAGATAATCCTGTTTTAAATAACTCATTACTCGTTGTTGGTCGTCTCTGATATACATCATTGATAGATTCATCATTTGATAAGCGTGGTCAAGGTCGGCCGGTATAACCAAAGTACGACCTTCGTATAGGTCTTGCAACTTTGTTCGGCATTCGTTGTCAGAGTATGGAATGTTCATACTACAAGTATAACACCATCACTGCCAGTTGTCAACGACAAATTTGTCCTGAACGTCCTGCGGATTCGGTTCTCCGTGGAACACAGCTATACTACATTCTTGATGCGGTCTGATATCATTTCGAACAGTTTTGAACTGGCGCTTACCATTCGCAACAGTGAGTTCGTCTCTGCTGCGTATTTCCCATTTGTAACTCATGACCCATTCTTTGGGCCAGAATTTAATTTTATCTTTGCATAGTTTCCAAATCCAATCTTGATCTCCTTGAAGCCGCTGTGCATCTGAGGGTTTTTGTTTGAACTGCTCATAGATGTAGCTCTGTGTTCCGTGAGTCCAAGCTAACACAGAACTGTTGAGGTAGTTCCACGATGGATGGAATTTTCTATTGAAATCGTGAATACCTACAAAGCTGTTGGGATGATATCCAGTGAGCTTGTCCATGTTGGCATGAATGACCACATCAAGATCGAGATATAGTATTCTTCCTTTAAGAGGCAAGGTAGAATCAAACATGTGAACCTTGTGCCACCATCCTCTAGCATAGTTGGCATTTGGTTGATATATTTTGCGTACTCCGGGGATGTCGTGTTGATCGTCAGTGAGGCAGGCAAATTCATAGGGCACCGTGAGATGCCTTGACACCATGTTGCGCAACCTTTCTACATACTCTCTGCCATACTTGTTGCCGAATCTCACGCACAGCACAGTAATAGGATCGCTGGGATCTGAAGGCACTACTAGATCGGAATATTCTCCACGTGCTGCCATTTTGGCAGCTCTCTTTTCAGCCTTGGCTTGTCGGCTTTGTTCTTTTGACAATTCCATCTATGGCAACCAATTGTTCTAATATTTCTGAGAGATCATCTAACTTGATCATGTTAGGACCGTCGCTGGGTGCGTTATCTGGATCTTCGTGACATTCCATAAACAAAGTTGATACACACCCTGTGGCTATAGCAGCTCTCGCCAAGTACGGGACCATGGTCCTATCGCCTCCAGATCTTTCTCCCATTCCTCCAGGCTGTTGAACAGAATGTGTGGCATCAAAGACCACTGGATAGCCAGTGCTTGCCATAATAGGTAGACTGCGCATGTCAACCACAAGATTATTGTATCCATGAGTGTATCCTCTTTCGCATAACATGATGCGTTCATTACCAGTTGAAGCAATCTTTGCAGCAACGTTCTTCATATCGTGGGGAGCAAGAAACTGCCCTTTTTTCACATTGATAGCACAGCCTGTGACACCTGCCGCTAACAATAGATCGGTTTGTCTGCAGAGAAATGCTGGAATTTGCAAGACATCTATGCCAGCTGTAGCACACAACTCTGCCTGATAGCTTTCGTGGATGTCAGTTAAAACTGGCACTCCCAACCGATGTTTAACGGTATTGAGAATCGTTAAACCTTGATCAATCCCAATACCTCGTCGAGTTGATATACTGGATCTGTTGGCCTTGTCAAAGCTGCTTTTATAGATAAACTTGATCCCTAAACGGTCACAGGTTTCTTTTATACGGTGTGCAGTTTCGAGTGTGTGATCTAGACTTTCAATTTGACAAGGGCCACCAATTAATACCAAGGGTTCGTTGTTTCCTAATTTTATATTATGAATGTTAAAGTTTTTCATGTCTCGCTACCAATTATTGCAATCTTCATTGTTTGTTATCCTGTTCAAAATAAAAATTAATATTAATAAACATCCTGTGAGAGTTTTTAGGAACACTTCCAGCATGATATTGTAGTCCATCAAATATAATACATTTATTTTTTTTAGGAGTTATTCGTTGACTGATAGTCTTTTTGCTATTATCGATTGTTCCAGTATGTTTCTCATTAAACAATATTGTATCACCGTCGCTATCACTTACATAGTATATCATGACCATATGAGGGTTAGCATAATCTGTATGAGGACCCTGATAAAAATCTCCAAAGGTTGGATTTTTATACAATAATACAGCCCTTGAACGTTCGACTTCTTTTACTGTCTTAGCAGTATGTTGTTCCATTGCACCTATTAATGAACGAATAATTCCAGCATGCGGACATACCAATTGTTTATTATGTACAAACATATGCATAAATCCGTCAGAGTCTTTAATTTTAGGATCATTAGCTACTGCCTCATCATTGACACAGTTGCCTGATACTGAATGTATATATACCCAATTAAAATCTGTAGATAACATAAAATTTTCAATATTATTAGCAGTTGCATTATCTAATAAATTGTCAATTTCTAAAATCATTGTAATCTATCTCTTAATAATATAATTCTTTCGACAGTATGTTTAGTGTTAAATGTACGCATATTATTATTTACCAATGCCTAATGGTATTGGCAATAATAAAGCAACAGGTTATGACATGGATTATAACCCAGAATGTTTTAAAGAACAAAGCCCAACGGGCTTCTTTCATTGTTAGTATTGGGACATCTGGACGATCCTCATCGGACTGTCCTATTAAATGCCCGGTTGCCCGGGCCCAAATCTTTTCTATAGTGTTCATTAAACCTCATAGATTGCACTATTGGCTCCATGTTCTGCGCACTCAACTCGTACGCAATAACAACGATTGCCAGTCTTGTCACGTATCAGTGCGTCAGCAAACATGAATGCATGCTCTGCAAACTTCTCTGCACCCACTCCATCAAAGATTCTAATCTCTGCTAGGTCCAGTGCTTCTAGTTCTTGGAATTTAGCCAGGTGTGGATCCGCTTTATCCAAAGCTAACTTGTGATCAAAGTGATCTTCCAGCCATGCTTTCAGCGGTTTAAGTCCACCAAAGTCTACTGCCCAGTTTTTGTTGTCTAGTGTGTCACAGCCAAATGTGAATGTAAACGCTAGACTGTAACCGTGTAGTAGATGACAGTGACTGTGATCTGCATTAGGTTGACGGAATACTGCTGACAGACCAATATTGTGTCCGTAATGTTTTGTTGAAAGAAATTTTGCCATCTCTAGTCTCCTTTTTGTAGGTAGCAAGTTTGATGACTGCAGAGTGTTTAGAGAGGGATGATGCCATAGAGTCCTCTTTGTGTGTGTATTGTAATAGTATACTACATCTCTATTTATAATGCAATGAATTCCACATTATTTTTCCGCCATTCCGGTGGCATCTTCCAATCCTGTCTATTATAGATAACAAATGTTGTATTGGGATAATGTATGAATACTGATTCGATCTGGTAGACCCAATAGCTGGGATCTACTGCCTGTGATCCTGATCTAGCATAGTTCACGGTGCCTTTGTAGATGTTGTTCACACTATGATCGATTGGATACAGATCAAATCCGATCATTGCAACTTCTTGGTGACCTAACACAGCTGCCAACAGCACAGCGTATCCGCCGCTGCCCCAATGTTCGGCTTGATCTCTTTTCAATTCACCTCGAGTGGGAACTTCGGGTAGAAGGTTGATGTTTTTGTTTTTTCTTATTTTTCTAAAGTAGTGATGCCAATGATCACGCACATAGATTTCTGTGTCTTTGGTACTAGGATTGTTTACAGCTTCTTCGGCCATTCTACGATCACAGCAGATCAAATGATTGACATTGAGATCTCTGTGTATGGCATTACAACCTATAAGAACATGATTAGTGTATGTGTTGACGTCAACATGGCGTCTACTTTCGCCATTGCCAACTACCAATGCTCGAGGCATTAATCGATTCTACCGAATCCGTTCCATATCCCAGGGTTACCTGACTGCACACATATCCATCCAACATGTTTGCCAGCCTGTGGGTTGTCATTCCAACATACATCACCTTTGGTATAAGAATTCATAAGCGGTGCTTGATCAGCACTAAAATGCAGTTTGTCGTTGAATTTCAGTGCGCCATTGACATGAAGAGCACTGCGTTGATCAGGAGTTTGGGTGTTTACACCAACCAACCCCATTATTGATACTTTGTGATATCCGGAGTTTGTATTACCTATTACGATATTTCCGTCGGGCAACATGCTGATTCTTGCAGTATTATTTGTACCAATATCAAGAGAGTGCCCGCTAAATGTTCCTATAAATGCTCTAGTAGTGTCCGGCGCCCCTATCACTATTTCAACATCGTTGTCAACTATGCTTACGGCTGAGTTCGGAGCATCAGTGCCCAGTCCTAGTCTATTTGTATTGGCATCAAATACAAGGAATTGACTTACAGATAACCCACCATCAATTATAAGTCCTTTAAGATGCCCGACCTCTCGCAAATTACTTTTTGTGATTGTAGGGCCTAACTCTTTTTCATCAATTAGTTTTACATTATTAATTGATAGTGTTTTACCTCGGGCTAGATCTATGTTTTCAGATACGAAAAATCTGTCAGGATTCGAATAGTAAACGAGCTGTTTAGTGTGTCCCTGACCGCTCCAAATAACACCTTTGCCTTCAATATCACTGCGAAATTCTAAGAACTTGCCTATATCTTGTGTAGTCCGTGCATAGGCTGAGATTATAAGTTTGAATGCTTCGTCTAGATCAGTAAGCGGGAGATTAACTTTTGTATTGTCCATACAAATATTTATCAAATCAACTTACTTTCAGCAGTATGGTCTCTTCATTTATTCTACCGTTCAGCTTGATATCCACAGCTTTGATATCGTCTAGGAACTTGCGTAACTGCACTTTGCCCGCAGCCTTGAACTCTTTGAGCTGTTCTTCAGGCTTGCGCAGGGTTTTCTGAACGCTTTTTATTGGATCAAACCCAATGACTGTGGTGCCTTTGACTCCGAGATCGTTGAATTCAGCAGCCACATACTTGCCCAATTTGCGTGACTTAACATTATAGATCCACAGTTCCTTGACGCCGATGATATCTTGTGGGTTGATAGATACCAATTTAAGTTTTTCGTCCTGCTTGAGGTACTTCATCTTGGCCACGACCTTGGTCTTGTCAGTGGGCTTCTTGGCACGAGGCTTTTTATTAACCTTGGCTTCTTGTGCTAACATATCACAGGCTGACAGGATTTCGCTGTAGAACAGCGTGATCTTCTTCAGGTCGGCCTTGCTCAAATGACTGTAGCCTTCTTTCAACTGTTCGTCTTTGGTAGTAGCTGCTTCTACCAATTCGTCGTAGGTTCGACTGTATAATGTTTTAATAACACGAGCGTGAGCAGCCTTGGCCTGACGACCCCGCAGTAGATTTAGAAGTTTAAATGCTTTTGGATCAAAAGATTCTGGATCTGTTTGAAAAACCTCAATGGCATCTTCAATTTCTTCAGTCATGCCTAGTGCAACTTCACGTAATCGTTCTTGAATGCTAGGAGTATACACTGCGGGCTTGATTTCTACCACGCCTTCTTCAGATTCAACTTCGTCGTGTTTGCCCTCGTCGATGATCTTGGCAATACTCTTGCTTAACCATTCTGCAGTATTACGACCTTCATTGAAGTCTGCTCTCACTGCAGGCATACCTCTAAGTAGATTGGCAGCGATAGCACCTACAGTAGCGCCGCAACGATTGTCTTTGGTATCTTTGAACGCTTTAATAATATCTTTTGGATAGCCCTGATCGCTCATCCAATTAATAACTTTAGGTTTGAGTTCTTTGCCGCTGGTTTCTAGACGATAATAATTCATTGACAGTCGGAAGTGTCGACTAAATTGATCAGCAGTGAAGGTTTCGTGATCGTCCCATTTCGGACTTAGGTCACGTCCTCGATTTTGGCGGATAGCAATACTTGCTTTTTTCAGTTTGGTTACCATTTAGTCACTCCTGTTGTTAAACAATACATATATTATAGCACCAAACTGTGTGTTTGTCAACCATGTCCAAATCGCTTGATTTCATGTAGGTCGCCATTTTCATCTTCTTGATACACAATGGCTTCCATAGCACCTAATCCAAGATTAGCGTCTGCTATTTCCAATGCTTCTTTCTTACTGCTAGTGGTTTCTACCAGTTCTTCGTGACCGGCTTCGTCCACTGCCCAAACTTCATAAAGTTCAAAGTTCATGATACTAACACAATCTCCTTAAGTAAATTTTTCCCAATCTCCGCCAGCCACTACGGCCCAACCAAGACTCTGGAGATCATTCCGGATCTCGTCGGTAATGCAACCTTCCGGTACATATCCTTTAACATGATCAGGATCACCATTGCCTAATCCTTCACCCATGCCCGAACAGTACCAATCTATATAGTCGCCCTTTTCCTGCATGTCAGCGACAATGCCGCCAGCACTTCTCCACGAGGCACTCCAGAAATCTCTTTTCGGATCTTGTCTAAGAATAGGCACAACTTCTAATTTGATAAAGTCATTGTTGCATATAGCCGCATAAAGATTTTGAGCATAACCATCACTGGCCTTGGCCTTGTCACAGATCCATGCGGTACTACGAAGATCATATTGCATGTTATTCTTTTGCCACAGTGGATCTATGAGATTTGCGGCATCTTGTTCACGCCAAGTTTTGAACATTTCGATATATTCTTCAAGGGGTTCTAATCCTTGCTCTTCTTGGCGCTTGATATATCCTTCCTTTTGAAAGGTATGCCGTTCAGGACTGCTTGAAATTTTTGACATCTTGTATTGCTTTCTTTAGTGTTTCTGCATAGTTCAAAGCCTGTTGTTCAGTCATACTAATATTGGCTTCGTACTCGACGTATCCCTTGGTAAGCAGAATCCAAATAGTCTGCCAACGATTTAGACGCCACCATTGAGACTTCTGTGTGGTATACGTGGTAACAGTTACCCGATGGTCGTCTGCTTCAACCCAAACATTGTGATCGTGATTGGCGTCGTGACATTCACAGGTTACCTGATAGGTGATTGCATCGCCCCAACTATTGCGTTTAAGGACACCTTCTGCAGGAACCTGCGGTTCGAGTTCAGTCGAAGGTTTTGACATCATTTCTTCTTTCATATATGCTTTTTACCATGCGTTGATAATCTTCTTCTGACAACACAGTTCTATACATGCTGAGGGCCTGAGTGACCATGATACCAGCTATTTCTATATCTTGATAGTCTTCCAACATCACAGAAGTAAACTGTAGATATTTGGCATACAAATCTTCAATACAGTGTTCGTGTTGATCTGATATGCTCATATCATGTCCAGAGACTGTCACGAGCTTTGATCAGCCGGATCATCATGGCTTCATCTTCTTTCTCGTAGGCTGCTTCAATCTTGCTCAACAGTTTATGAGCCTTGTCGCTGGCTTTCTTGTCTTCAGCATCCTTGCTGTTTAGACTAGAGAAGAAACTACCAGGATACTTTACTCGCATGGCTTCACAGTGAGCAGTCCAACCACTGGCATCATATGGGTCAGGACGAGCGCGATAAGTCACAGTCCACCAGATGTAAAGCTCTTTAAGTTCTTTGGCTCGTTCTGCTTGTCCAGTTGGCTTGCCAAAGTTAGGACTGTCTTTTTCAACACCCATATTGTTATCCATAACCAAGGTCATTGCCCAGTCAAGATGATCGATGCCAGCTTGCGGACAACGCCAAGTTCTCCAACGCCACCAACCACTGGCCCAGAATGGAGGATTGTATTTGGCACGGTCTTCTTTACTGCCCCAGGCGATGTGCGACCATGCAGATTCTACTTCAACAAAGTCTTGTAGTTCGTTAAACAAGCATGGTAGAAACCTGTTACCAACATCCCGCCACTGCCCGGGTTTGATGTCCCTAGGGTGAGCAGTAAGACTATGAGTGCGACTTACCCAACGGTTATTGATATAGTACTTAACACTATATAAACTCCTTACAGGCCAAGTGACAAAATCTTGGATATGTCCAAGTGCTTCTTCAGCTAACCAGTATCGAAAATTGTGCTTCATCTGAGCCGCAGTGGTCCAGTTGTCCCATTCTTCGCTGGTACCCGCACTGAGTTTCTTAGTGCCGCGAAGCCAATCTGCAAAGGGAGTGCATGACCAATAGTTTGAATGTTGTGCCATAATAATATGTTTTCTCTGTTGAACAACTTAATTATACTATCTTTTAGATAACATGTCAAGATGAATCGTTTTTGAATCGTTTTATTTTAAAAGATGTTGCGCCAAAACCATACAGCTAATCCATGCCCAAATTGTATTGAATCCTACAAGGGTTGGTAATAGTTTCTTTTCACTAGCCCAAATAAGTGTTAGACTTGTTGCCAAGGTAAAGAAATATAACCACCAAATGCTTGTACCAAATATCAAGCCAGGAACAATGATACAGGCCTTTGCCGCCCAACTGGCAAACTCTACAGTATTGTAGTCAGTCCAGTATTCCTTTGTAAACCACATGCCATAGCATTCTTTCATCTTAGCAAATCCTATATGGCCATATACTGCCCCACATAACACTAAGAATGCCAGACACGCTGATACTATTTGTATTTCGTTCATATTTTCCTTTGATATCCTGCCAAATTAAGCATGATCGAATATTGTTCGTAGGCTTTTTGGACAGCTGAATTGGTGTGACGGTGGTGTGCTTCTTCACGCTCTTTGTCCATCAGCATTTGAAACATGTCAATGGGTTTACCGCGATGATTAATATAGTTAAAAAACTTGCGTTCCATTTCAACTAGAGTTCGTAGCCTGCCTTCGGGTATTTCTACTGTGTAGACCTGTTCGGTTTCGTACTCGACTACATCGTGGCGAATGATATCAGCACGACTGGGGTCTGTGAAAAACTTTGCAGGGTGATACCGTGCCCTACGTTTGGAATCGTTGAGCACACGGACCTCATAGTTTTCGCAGAATTTGTTAAGTTCATCCATTTTGTACTAGGCTTTCGCTCATAGGGAATATTGTTGAAATAACTTTGGCACATGCCACAGCCACTTCTTGATGCTCTTTTTGTGTACCATTCGCTGAACGCAGTTCAATGAAGTGTACCCATGAACGTAGCGTACCATTCATATATAACCTGCTTTCTGTAAGGCCTTCGGGCAGCACAGCACGGGCTTGCTCTTTTGCTATGCCGTTAGCAATAGCCCACTCGTATTCTCTTTTGGCTGCATAGATAACTCGTTGTTGAGCTCTGTACCATTCGTTTTGTAACAGTTGATCATCGACTTCGACTGAGTTCTGTCTGTTCTTTGAATCTTGTAACCGTGCTTCTCTACATACAAACGACAGGTCTTTAGTAGGGTCAGCATATCGCTGACTGAACTCTTGGAAACTGAAACTTCTGTGTCGCAAGATTTGTCGGGCAATGTCTCGGGTGGTGGTGATTTCGATACAGGCACTGACCAGTTCGAGTGGGCTCCAGTGTTGGTGCTTGACCAAGTATCTGATGAGTTTTTCGCTTGTGTCTGTGTTGAGCTGATTGGAGGGATTGCTGACACGGGCGCAATACGCAATGAGTTCCTGCGCATCTGAGAGGCCCAGATCTCTAAATTCATCTGTTGGTTGTGAATATGATAAAAGACGAACATCCATATATTTACTCTTCTTCTTTAGGCGGTTCCTGACAGAGTTTCTCCATCAGCTTGTAATGTTCATAGGCTTTTTTAAGTGCGGCAAACTGTTCTAGTTTCTTAGGATCCGGTACAAGTATGGCCAAGCGTTCTTCCATCTTGTTCATGAACTCTTTGAGACTTTTGCCACCTACTGTAATATCAGTACCGGAGGCCATCTCGATGCCATTGTTGTTAATATGAACAGTGTTTGGAGTATTAGTATTAAACTGATAACCGCTAGTTCCAGTAGTCCAGTGACTGTTGTTGCTAATATTGTTGATGGTAGTAATACCACCAACGGTAGCGCCACTGTAGGTAAAGGTATTGCTACTACTCGGTAAAGTGATGGTATTTGAACTATACATATTACTAGTATCTATAGTGATGGTATCGGCACCATACCCGCTGTAACTGATGTTACTATAGTCAGGAGGAACAGCGCCGTAACCTAGATCTATACAGATATCCTGTGCAATGATGCCTACATCGGGATCGTCAAGATCTTGCTTGCTCATGATTAAGCCTTGGCTTCTTTGCGAGTGTTCTTTTCTTCTGTGATTTCATTGCGTCGAGCTTTGACTCCTCTGGCAACTTCTTGAAGTGCTTTACGAGCACGAGTCCCTGCTGCACCGTTACCTGCTGTGAATTTTGCGTCCTCGGCCAAGAATGCTTCGAAGTCTGTTTTGAGTTGTTCTACTGTGTTTGACATATCTTTTTCCTTTTAGTTATGTAGTTCTACTTATCGTAGTATATGGTGTGGTCGGTAGGATTCGAACCTACAAAGCGATGTCTAAGACGTTGCCCTTGCCCAAATGCGTTTCACAACGGACCGGAGGTATACCATTCCACTCACGACCACTCATACAGTATATAACCGCAAACGCAAAAGGTCAAGACTTTTGTAGTTAAATACTGTCAGATCATGACACAAGACTTCACCAAAATACCATTTGATGCCATAACAAGATTTGGTCAACGCACCATGTTGCATCGTCCATTGTTTTCTACCAGTTGGATTCTAGGTCGCTTCTGCAATTACAACTGTAGTTACTGCTGGCCCTATGCTCGCAGTGACCAAATGGATTACCAACCATTTGAAGTCTACACCAACGCCATAGACGAAATCAAAAAACAAGCTCGCCAAAATGGCTTCAATGAATTCCATTGGAGTTTCAGTGGGGGTGAACCCACAGCCTACAAACAATTTCCGAATTTGGTCAAACACCTAGACGAAACCGAAAGTCCTTACCAAAGCATACATATGACCACTAATTTGTCGCCAGGATCAAAATGGTGGAACACTTGGTGTGCCAATACTGCGCTGTTACAACGCAGAAGCATCACAGCCAGTTTTCACGATGAGTTTGCCCGCGAACAAGAGTTTGGTGACAAGTGCCTACAGTTACAATATGAACTAGTACACGTTACTATCAATCAAGTCATGGTTCCGGAAAAGTTTTTTGATCTATATGAACGTATGGCTCGACTGCATGCTCGAGGAATTAATGTAACACTGAAACCACAAAGTGATCCCACTGCGAGTCGTGTGGTGGATGGGTATACTGAGGAAATGATAAGACTATTACAAACTGGGTTTCCTCAAACATCACAAGGTGAAGAAGTTTACCAAATTGCTCTGTACGATCACACAGGTCAAGAATATCTTTTTGATCAAGCAGAACGATTTAATGCTTTTGGATTCAATAAATTTCAAGGTTGGAGTTGCAATAGTGGTTATCAAAGTGTTATAATAAGAGGTAATGAGGTAAAGAGAAGTTATAGTTGTCACGACGCACCTTTAGGTACATTAGACAATTTTGAATTGTTTAAGGAACCGCAACGCTGCATCACTCCTAGCTGTGTGAGTTCGGCAGATAGTAAGATACCAAAATGTATAAATTAGAAGATATCAGAGACATACATCTAGAATTAACCAGCAAGTGTCAAGCACGATGCCCTATGTGCCCACGACGAATCAATGGCGGCGTATTAAACCCATTGATGAATCTAAATGAAATAACGCTAGAACAATTTAAAGAGTGGTTTCCAGTCCAATTTATTCAACAGTTAGACAGTCTGTTTATGTGCGGCAACTTAGGCGACCCTATCATGGCACACGAGTGTTTACAAGTGTTTCAATACTTGAGAGAAATCAATCCTAACATACGCATAAGTATGCACACTAACGGTAGTGCTAGAAGCGTTCACTGGTGGAAAGCCCTAGCCAAGTACAAAGTTAAAGTCACATTTGGTATAGATGGACTAGAAGACACACACAAATTGTATCGGGTCGGCACCGACTGGCACAAGATTATAAAAAATGCGTGGGCATTTATCCAAGCAGGCGGTGAAGCTGAATGGCACATGCTAGTCTTTAAGCACAACGAACACCAGATAGAAGAATGTCAAAAAATAAGCAATGACATGAAATTTAAAAAGTTTACAACTAAACACACCAGCAGATTTAAAGATGGCAAGTTTAATGTATTAGATGAGTCCGGCAAGACCGTTAATATTTTATATCCTACAGAAGTCAGTACAACACTAACTGCAAACGTACAGTCGATGGTTCCTTGGGAAATACAATGCAAGGCTCAAAAATACAAACAGATCTACGTTGCGGCGGATGGCACAGTTAGTCCTTGCTGTTGGTTAGACTTTTCATGGCAGTTAACTAATCAGGACAACAGAATCGATTACATGGATTCCGTGGGCGTATTCCCCAATCTAAATAAAAATACCATGAAAGAGATATTCGATTCGGGGTATTTCAAGACCATAGAAGACTCATGGGCTAGCAAGCCATTAATAGAGTGTAGCAAGCAATGCGGAAAGTTTGATAAGTTAGGAGCTCAATTTGTTAGTTGATACAGAACATTTGCACTATTGGATGCAGGCTATTCGTCAAAGTCCCGATCCTATGCGGACCATGGATGCCTTCTGGAGTGGTCAGCTAAAGAGCAAAGAATGGTTGATTACAAATCTTCGTAACCATGTAACAAAATTTGTTACTATAGACATCCATGGTGGATGGGTAGGCGTACTGGCCAGTATGCTGTTTCAAAGCGATGTTCCGATAATTAACATTCGTAGTATTGATATTGATCCCACCTGCGAACCTATTGCCGTTAACATGAATAAGATTGAAGAAATGTCTGGTAGATTTCGTGCAATTACCGCAGACATGTGTGAAATACGAAGTGATGCAGATGTTATCATCAATACCAGCTGTGAGCATATTACACAGGATCAATTTGATTCATGGAGAAGCGTAATGCCACATAACAGTCTGTTAGTGTTACAAGGTAATAATTATGATATTTCTGAGCACATTCGCACTGCGGTCTCGTTAGAAGAATTTAAAACTCAATGTGGTATCGATGTTATATGGGCCGGTGAGTTAGAACTTCCACTCTATACTAGATGGATGGTAATAGGTAAGAAATATGTATGAATTTAATGAATAAAGTATTTTGGATGCAGTCCACCGATACCCAAATAGGTAAATGGCAGGAACAAATTAAAGGTGTATCCGGTAGCCCTAGTTTTTGTGTGTTGCCCTGGATACATCTAGCAACAAGACCCAACGGAGACATGCGTATCTGTTGTGTTGCAAATGCCAGCGGAGCCGACTCTGGAGATTATACAGTTGGGCTAGTTAAAAAAGAAGATGGGGAGCCGGCAAACTTTGCTAACGATCTTCCCACAAGTGCATTTAACAATGACTATATGAAGTCAGTACGTAAGACTATGCTAGAGGGAGCGGTTCCTGCTAGTTGCACTAAATGCTTTCAAGAAGAAGCAGAGGGGATTGCCAGTAAGCGTATTTGGGAAACTGGCACCTGGCACCTAAATGAAAAGATCGATATTAAAGAACTGATTGCTGAAACAGAACTAGACGGCTCAATTCCATATAAACTACAATACTTAGATTTAAGATTAGGTCATACTTGTAATTTAAAATGTATTATGTGCAGTCCGCATGATAGCAGTATGTGGGTTGCCGATCATAAAAAGGTGTTTCCTATATTCACTAGCTCATTGATCAAGAAACAAATGAGTTGGGAAAGTTCAGACTTCAACAACAAGTGGTATGAGAACCCTGCATTCTGGGCAGAAATTTATGATCAAATACCTAACATTAAACAGTTGTACTTTGCAGGTGGCGAACCGTTATTAATTAAAGAGCATAAAGTATTCTTATTAGAAATTATTGCTCGTGGATATGCTGGACAGATTAGTCTACGTTATAATACTAATGGCATTCTGGTTAATGATGAGATTATAGAAATATGGAGTCAGTTCCGCAAAGTAAAAGTAGGAGTTAGTCTAGACGGCATTGGACCACGAGGAGAATACATACGCTATCCATTAGACTGGAAAGAAGTAGAATCCAACCTGGTTAAGTTAGATAATGCACCAGACAACATACAGACCAACATCGCTATGGCAGTACAGATATTAAACATCAAACATGTTCCAGATTTTATTAAGTGGAAGGTGCGTATGAAATTTAACAAAATAAACTTTGATCTAAATGCAGCAGGCCAAGTGATGGGTGGTGGACTAGTAGGCGTACATTTATTATGGATACCAACTTGGTTGAGTCTACGTGTACTACCTAAAGAAGATAAACTCGAAGTACGAAAATTATTTGCAGAACTACAGCAATGGTTGTGGGACAACTATACACAGGATACAGAATTTTGGGAAGTCAACCCGTACGGCTGGAAACGTTGGGAAGGCATATTAGATTGGATGGACAAAGAAGATCATGCTAATCTATTGCCGGATTTTCGAGACTATATTTCTACCATGGACGCACAGCGAGGAACTGATTTTTCTCAGACTTTTCCAGAATTGAGTCATTTAATAAAATGAAATTTTGTCGTATTAATTTAAGCAAAACTAACTATGAGACCATGGTTCAAGAACACCAATGGCAATATGTCAGCGATCGTCAGTTCTCCGAATTCAACGATATCTACGAAAAATATTGCAGATACAAAAAATTCGATAGCGTCATGCCCATATTTCCAAATCAATACACTGATAACTCAGTTGACATTGTGGGATATTTTGATAATGGCCAATTGGTAGCTTGGGATATGATTAAAATACATGATGCTAAAAACGCAGAAGCATTACAGTTTGCGTGGGACTATATCAATCCGGATCTACGATTGGGCATGGAAAGTCTAAAGAATGCCTGTGCTATCTATAAACACAGAGGCTTCAAATATCTATACCTAGGCGCCGCAGCAAATTATAAGAAAGAAATTGACGGTTATGAAGAATTAGGCCCTGTCTGATCTCCAAGATACTACATCATTGTACAGACCTTCTGGCCAATTCTTATAATATCCTGCATCAGTTAGTTGTTTGCTAGCCAAATTTAGTTTTTCTTTCTGCTGTACTAATATAAGATTGTATCGACCGTTGCTGAAATTTAAGTGATGGAATATTTCCGGTATATCTTTATGATCCTCTAAACATACGAATCCTCTAGACAGCCAATAGTCATTTAGACATCTGACATCTAGTATAAAATTAGTCGGGTCTACATCGCCACATACGAATCCCACGACATCATACTCCGTAGACCAATTTTCTAAACACTGCGTAATATCGAAAATGTAATTGTCAGTTTCTATAAATTTTATCCTAGCCTTTCTAGCATAAGGACACGGAGGCAAGCCGTTGAGTAGAGCCTCTGGTTTACTTAGAAATTCTTCTATCCATGATCTAAGATACTGTTCAAATTCCGTAGTCATTTTGATTACCACTTCGTCTGATGTCAAGTGTTAGGCAATGCCAACCACCGTCCCAAAAAAATCTATGTCGCAACGGACAGTATATTGGTTCAAGATTATGTTTTTTCAAAACAGAAAATAATTCTTTGCTATTACTGTTTACAACAACGTGTCGATCATCAACTACTAAACAATTTAAATCAAAAATAGTTTCTTCAACGAACCCGGTCCAATTAGGCAATACTGATTCTACAAATTTAGTAAATTCATAGTTCTCCTCCTCTCCCGGAACCCACCACTTTCCCCTATTCTGTTCTTTTAGGTCATGAAATTTCCCCACATCTTCCCATCGTGTATCATTGAAATAAATTACTTCCCAGCCTTTAAAATTATGCTCTCGACCTTTGAACCACGGCCCGGCAATGACCACTCCTGGTTTTAACACACTAAAAATACCATCGTTGTGGCCGCCAAGCATTAATTTACTATAATTAAATTGCGGATATCGTTCCATAAGATAAGTTATCGCTTCTTCAGTTTGATGCAAATCAACTAGACACTTTTTTCCTATCCTAGTTATATTTGGACTACAAAATCCAGACAGTGGAGCATTTAAAAGTAGTTTATTTTTTTCGTCTTGGGATAACAGATCGTAGTTTATATCCAGCCCTTTAATTACTATGTATTCTTTAAAATTATCTTCAGTACGTTGGAATTGTTTTTCTCCGTTGTACAAAGTTAAATCTATTTGTTCAGGCCCAAACCATTCCTGAAATTTTTTAACGTATCCGTCTACCTCAAACGTTTTATCTGTGATTAAGATTTTATTCCCCATTACAACAGAGTCGTCGCGAACCTGTAACGGGTGAATTGGAATTAATGCATCCCTTACTATGTGTGAACTTTCGCTAGCGTGACCAATTCTGCCATTAACATCTGCATAATCTAATATGCTGCTATGGTATCCTAATTCCGTAGGAGATGCTTGAAATACTTCTATGTTATGAGATTTCATCTGTTCTTTAAAATATTCGATATCCTCGGTGGTCTCATCGCATATTTTCTTAAGAACATCACATATTTTCTTATTTTTCACACCGTTAAAAAAACTACCGTCATAGGTACTTCCTACGACCACAGCTTCTAATGGTTGAAACTCGTCCCAACTATTAACTTGATTTTTCATTATTCCCAATCTCTATAATATGCGTGTTGAATGTTGTCACCAACAAATTGATTAAAACTTCGATGTTTATCTTCTAACTCGCCTTCTAATGGTGCTACTCGCTGAAATGCTTCTTCGAGCTGTGCCATATTATTAAATTCCATCATAATATGCCATTCGGGGATATCTAGACTACGGAACCCCATCTTGCATCTAGTAACACGGAATGAAATCATCTTTCTCTCGTCTACTAACTGTTGTAAGAATTTTTTCATATTACCGACCCATTCGGAATCGGTAATATCTCCTTTTTTGTCTGCCCAAATGTGATAAATGTCCATGATGATATTTATTCTGGTTTATATTTGGTTAACGGTATATCGGCCGCACATGTACACCAATCTCGTGTGCAAATGATCGGACAATCGGGCGGAAAGAATGTACCTTGATATATATTGCCTAAACTTCCGCCTACTCGGCAAGTTGCTCGGTGAACATCGCCGTCCCAGTTAATCATAAGACTTTCAATGCCAGCATTGCACGTCCATCCGTTGAATTGATTTAGATGTTTTTTAATAACATCGTTGGCATGAATCACTTGATCGTTGTCAACACGGCAGTTAGGTTTAACTGTAGCGTCCTGAGACACGATCCATTCTAGGTCTTTTCCGTCATAACGCATATCATCAAACACATTATGATCACCTTCAGTCCATCGAATCCTACGTATAGTATATTTGATTCCTTTTTCTTTTAATTCTTTGACAACTTTTCTAACATCTTCCATGTGATCGTGATGCGCCATTACCGCAACAAAAAACTCATGCTCAGTGGAATCGTAATACTGATTGATTGTGTGCATCACACGTTGCCAATCATGTTCGAAATGCAGGCTGAAAATAAGATGATTCCAAAACATTTCATGGTGTAAATACCAAGTAGCTGATCGTGTGCCATTGGTAGTTATATTCACCCAAAATACGTTCTTTCGTTTGAAATATTCCAATAGATTTTCAATATCTGGATGTACACAGGGTTCGCCTCCTGTTAAACTAATGCGTAATGGTTTTCCTAACTCGCATAATTTATCTACCGTTGCTTCTAAAATATCAATATCTGTATGAGGGCTAAAATTATCGTGTATTGCGCTAGGACAATATGAACAATCGTAGTTGCATCGCTTACCAAGATTCCATTCTACCTTAATTTGATCTTGATGCGGCCACGAACTTGTTATTTTATACATATTGTTTAAACTCCGGAGTTACTTCTTCAAAACATTGAGTTCGTGTTTTATCTAACCTACGATTAAATTCTATACAGTCTTGCCACTTATCGCTTTGATCTCGTGCTCGCAAGTAATTAATGTTATCCTGTATTTGTCCTAGAGTATATTCTAATAGTTGTGGGTGTTCTTTGACTAATTTAAAATCTTTAACTCGCTCACGTACAGCAATTAGTTTGTCTATTGCTAACATTTTTAGTTCACTAGGCAATACTTGTGCTGATAACAGTTTAGGATATTCAACACGATGCGTATGGAACACAATACCTAGGTCGTCTAGAAAGTATTCGATTATTTTATCTAGAACAATAACATTACTAACTTGTACAGTAACAGCACCAACTATGCGACTGATGTTTGGAATAGTCTGTATCTGTTTAATGTTATTAACGAGTTCTGCCCAGCTGGCATTACCTCGAATATATTCATAACTATTACCGATGCCATCTATGCTCACGTTAACCGCTACTGACTTGAACTTAGGCCAGTACTCCCACACGGTTCGATTGCTTTTACCCAGTATGGTTAAATTGGTAGCATACTTAATTTCTACTTGGTGCCCGTACGGAGCAAGCATATCCAGTATTCGATAGTGTTGCGGATCCATTAACGGTTCGCCACCGGCAAACTCTACACGACGGAAGTGTGGGAGCAACTTTTCTAAACTAGCCCACCATTCAGGATTGTCTTGGAATTTATCAAGATGCGGCTTATTTTCTAAATCGTGTTTTTCTACAATAGCATACATGATATTACCTTCTGCTTTGTAAAAGTCTTTTACTTCACTCCAGTCATTCCAACTAGTACTATCCATCGGATGACACATGCGACATTTTAAATTACACAAATTGTTTAGTTTGAGTTCCATTGTAGGAATCTCAAAAGGCATAGTAAAATCGTGACGCATTTTTTTCAATTCATCTGGGTACAAATTTATTCTTGCTTCTGGAATTTTTCCTGCAATATGTCGCTGGCGCAGACTTTCAACACCCTGATCTTCTAAACTAAAGCAAGGTTCACATTCAGCAGGTCTTTCACCTATTAACACCTGTCGACGTATTCGCTGCATGATCTCACTGTTCCAGTGATACTCTAATGGAGCATCCTGAATAAACCCAATAGGGTGGCTTCGACAACAAGCACAGATAGCACCGTCTTCTCTAGTTGCTAGTCCTGTAAAGGGATGCATACAAAATGTTTTACTTTGGTGCATTGATTATCTTGTATAATTTTTTAGCCGCGTTGCTATGACTTACGTGGCCGGGGTGACTGTGGTCTAGTGCTTTGTCAACCATTGTTAAAATGTCTTCATTTATATAAGTTGTAGGAGTCAATATAAAATTTGGCATCACTTCATACCAAGCCCACGAAGTAGAAAAATGATGTTGTTGAACATTTTTTGTTTTTAAAAAACATTCAGCATGGTGTATGTGAAGTCCTGTTCTTACAGATAGATCATAGTTATTATGAACATCTGCCCATTTTTCAATAAATTTTGTATCTTTGTGCCAAACATTTACCTGTATAGAAGTATCCATGCCCAACAGATTTTTTCTAAAAATATAGTCTCTTTGAGGATAGGTCCATCCAACAATCACTATGTCAGTTTGCTGAAATTCAAAGTTTAAAATATCTTTTAATATTTGTATATTGCTGTGTCCCGGAACAGCAGTATTAACGACATTGTATCCTAGCATATCTCCCAGTACTTTGGGCCATGCACGATCACTGGGAAATGTATCGGTGGGATCCAACCAATGTCCGAATGTTAAGCTATCTCCGAAAGTTATTAATCTAGTCATTTTTATCAATTGCCCATTTTCTTTCTTTGCACCAGAAACACACGCCGCATGTCGGAACTACCTGTCCTTTTACATATGTTTTATAATTAATAGTTTCAAATTCGCCTTCACAACTGCGTGTAGTATTCAAAAGGTCTTTGATTTCTAATCTTTTGTACTGTTTAATAATCCAATCCTTTTCAACAAATCTAAAAGGATGTATAGCATATCTACCCATGTGTATCATCAATGTTAAATGCTGATTCGCTTCTGTGGGTTCTATGTTCCTCTCAGCCATGCCGCCCAAGTCTATTTCTCTAGGGTTTCGAGTAACAGCATTATAATATGCTTCACAATCTTCATTGTAACAAATGTATTCTGCATAAGCACGTTGCTGAATATTATCACCACTTACGTTTTTGTCATACTCGTCTACAATGCTAGGGCCGATGTTTCCGTACTCGATGTCGGGTGCAATAAAGTTAGTATGTCTTTTAAATTTAATTTTAGGAAATTTATTTGTTAACCAGTTGTATACATTTAAACTATCCTGTTGTTGCCACGGACGAGTTTTCCACATACGGGTATGACTAATAATATGTACTGTAGTATCATTTGAAATCAAACTGCATATTAAGTATGCTAATAACGCAGAGTCAGCCCCACCGCTGACGCTAATAGCAATATTTTCCCAATGTTTTTCAAAGGGTATATTGACACCATCTGCATTATCTAATTTCATTTTCTAAATACCTTATCAACGGACTGACCCCCACAGGCTGACCATTTCGCAATGCCAAATAAATGCTCTTAGTGGGTGTAAGGTTAAAGTCCTTACATACTTTGTAATATCGTTCACTGTGTGTATTCCACAGATAGTCGGGTTGTAAATTACGTATAAAATGTAGTCCAATCATAACTAATGCACGATTGTTCATGCGGAAGTCATTCATTATTGTAACACTATCTGCCTTGGGTTGTCTAGTCCAGCGTAAGCCTATCCTGTTCCACCCAAGACCAAGACCTTTGCTAAGACTGATGCCAACGGATCTAATAGCCACATGGTTAAAGTCAAAAGTAATGTCACGGCAACAACTAACCCAAGCACTGTCAATATGTACTGCAATGTTTTTAATTTTACATTCATGTAAAATCTCCTCCATGTCTTGATGTGGGGCACCAATGCTAGGAAACGGCATCGCTATAATTAACGGAATATCTGGTATCAGCGAGCCCACATCTTTAACATACGCTAATCCTAATCTTTCGTGGTATCTATAATCGTTACGTAGTACTTGCACAGGCCCTTGCATGTAAAGATTATCGATAAACTGAGTACATCCGTTTATAATATCTACACGAGTAAACTGATCAAACCCTGTTAGACGATTTAGTTTAGAATTAAAAATGTAATCGGTCGTTTCATTTTTAAAATTAGTATAAACACTATCAGTAATATCCGAATCTAATTTACCACTTAATACATCTTGTATTAGTTGTTCAATTTTTGAATCCGACAATGGACTAGGGCGATCTACTTCGAGATGGTCAATTAAATATTCCGGTGCAATTAGAATGCGATTCATGAAATATTTACCCTCATTAAGTACACACATAAATATTTCTATGCTAACTCTCACCAACTACACAGTTAACACATCGGTGTTTCAAGAGGCATGTATCCAATTGCCTAACGAAGGAATGAAAACAACCATTAATCAACCTACGGGCAATTTCTTTTACGATCCGTGGATTTTAAAAGACGAGTATAAAGGCACAGTTTGGGGAACTTTATATAATTCACTGACTGTCGCCAAAGGTGAAGCGAGAATTATTATTTTGGATCCAGCTCATTGCTACCAAACACATGCAGATATAGATGATAGATATCATCTTAACATACAGGGCGAAGCATGTTATCTTATGGATTTAGTTAGAGAACAAATGTATCGTTTAGAACAAGACGGTATTTGGTACGACATGGACGCAGGCCTATTACACACCGCTACTAATTTTGGTAGACGTGCTAGAGTACAGCTGGTAGTTAGAAAATTATTAAAAAATAACAAGTTAAAAAATCCAATAGAAGTATCATTATCTACAACAATAGAAAATACCGACGATGCTAGATTTGTGTTTGATAACACACTAAGTCCTTGGCTTAACGAAGCAAACAAATTAGGCCTTATAAACAATTTTGATCATTCTCCTATTTCAATAAAATTTAATATTGAACAAGATAAAATAGATTCATTTAAACGTGTGTTGCCCCCGGAATTTAAGATTATATGAACCATGTGTTATTCTTTTCATTAACGGGTAAACGTTGGGAGAGAGCATTATGGTCTCATCGTGTGGCAACATTTTTACGAATGAATGATTGGGACGCAGAAGTCGTAGACTTTACAGCATTCTGGAAACTAGAAGAACTACAAGAGTTTGTGCGTAGTAGAACAACAGACAAGACAGTTATGTTTTGCTTTGGCGCAGCATTTTTAAATCCGTGGAGTCCGTACCTAAATGAATTCATTGCATGGCTGAAAAAAGAATATCCCACTATTCCAGTTGTAGTAGGTGGGAACAATGCCTTGGTTACTCCAGCTGAAGGCGTTAACTATTGGGTAGACAGCTACGGTGAGAACGCTGTTCTAGCCTTATGCCAACACCTTATTGGAACATTAGGATCACCATTGCTAACTGACTCTGCATTCTTCGGCAGTAAGAAAGTTATTAGGGGCTTACATCATTACCCGAGTGCCCCATTAGATAGCTATCTAGTAGACTACGAAGTACGTGACTTTATGATGCAGTGGGAATGCCCTCAGATTGAAACAGCACGTGGTTGTATGTTCAGCTGCTCTTACTGTAACTTTCCTATTATAGGTCAAGCCAAGGACGTTAGCGTTAGCAAAGAAGAATTCAAACGTCAAATGCAAACAGGATATGAGAAGTGGGGTATTAAGAATTGGCGTGTGATGGATGAAACATTCAATGATCGTCCCGAGAAGTTACAGAAGTATGCAGATGCTGTGGATAAACTAAACTACAATCCCTGGATATGCGGATTTGCTCGTGGCGACTTGGTAGTCAAACATCGTGAACATTGGGACACTTATATTAGATTAGGCTTCCTTGGACACAGCATGGGCATTGAAACGTTTAATCATGCCGCTGGTAAACTTGTACGCAAGGGAATGGATCCTGAAAAACTACAAGAAGGCTTGTTAGACTTCCAGTCGTACACCGATGTTCATGCCCCTAGGCGATACAGAGCAAACATACAAATGATATGCGGCATACCCGGCGAAAGTGCAGAATCATGGAACACGTCATTAGCGTGGCTCAATACTAATTGGACTAGACAAAGTGCATCAGCACACATATTAGAAGTTCCGGATTATGATGAAACATTAACAAATCAAAGTCGATTTACTAAAGAACTAGTAAGTAACGGATTGATTAAATTAGAAGCTAGACAAAATCCAGGATATGAAGTATCGAAAGACAGCAGTGGTAATGTTATATTCAAATCCACAACTCCTAGAGGCGGCGGCGTTGGCAGTACTAGGAATGATATTGTTATATGGAAACATAATGATATGGACTGGCATCAGGCCGAAGCACTAGTGAAAGAATTTTATTCAGACAACGGGTTTATTGGTCTTAGAGGTTGCAACCCGTTCTTATCCGACAGATTATTTGCGTATCATCAAACAAGTTCATACGAAGAAATATATGATTATAAAGTATCTACAGTGGATACTGATGATCAAAAATATAGGGATCAAGTGCAGTCATATATTGATAAAAAATTAAACTGGAGTAAACAGTGATAGACACAAGTAACTGGAAGTATTACTACAAGTTAAATCCTGATGGGACTCCTAATAGTTCAAATCTACTATATTCTCCTACAGTAAATGAAGAACAAACTATAATGTGTATGCACTACTGTACAGATAACACATACAGGGAAGACGAGAAAGTTTCTACAATAGATGAAGACTTACTCCAATGGTTTTTTGAACGCGAAGTAAAGTTTTTAAATGACTTATCACATTTAAAGACAACTCCAGAAGTATACGCCGTGGATTTTAATAACAGAAAAATATTTATAGAATGGAATAAAGAAACACTATCACAAGTGCTATATGATAAAGATAGGAATCTAGACGTAGAACTGCCAGACTGGAAACAACAGATTAAAGATTTTTTAATTGCAACTAAAGAAAACAATTTTTATAAAATGGCAATGTATCCGCATTGTTTTTATATTTCAAAAGACAATATATTGAAAACTATAGACTATTATTCTGTGGTGCCGTACAGTGAACGCTTTATAGAAAGAAAAGTAATAGAAGGTATCATAGGAAAAGATGGTGCATACAGATTTGATGAGTCAACTGATAACGGTTATATTGATTTTAAAAAGTTTTTTGAAATTACAGTAACACAACACTTAACAAGATATTGGCCAGACTCCCCGTTTGCTGATATATTTAGAGAGATACAATGATTGATTGGAATAGTATTATAAGCAATTTAACAGACGGTAAAATAGTTACTGTCGATCCTGCACGTTGGAATATAAACAATCCAGAGTATGCGGAAATGTTAAAGCTGTGGAAGGACAATAACTTTAATACTGATAGCGTTAAGTGGACAAATTACTATGATACGAAAGAACTAGAATCTGAAATATCAAAAAAATTTAGTATAAAAATTTTACGTAGCTGGATTAGTTGTGTAGAGCCCGGATATATGACTGGCTATCATTATGACATCGATGATAATGAAGAAGAATATTTAAAACACGGGTTGATAACCCGTTATTCTATTTTTATTAGTGAACCAGCAATTGGTCACTTGTTTATATTAGGTAAAGAATATTTTTATAATAAACCCCAAGGCACATTACTTAAATGGAATAATTATAGAGATTGGCATAATGGAATTAACGGTAGCCTAGAAAAAAAGTATATGTTTCACGTTATAGGATATTAAATGTTTTCATTTGAACAATTACAGATTATACAGATTGAAATAACAAACAGATGCCAAGCTAGTTGTCCGATGTGCCTTAGAAATATACACGGCGGCATAGATAATCCCAATTTAATATCAACAGATTGGACCCTAGAACAATTTCAAAATATATTCACCGACGAAGTGCTGGCGCAGATAAGTTGTGTTAATTTTTGTGGTGACTTTGGTGATCCTATTATTAACTCTAACCTAATAGACATGTGTCAATATGTACGTGATAACAAATCCGACATAACGGTAATATTGCATACCAATGGTTCGGCTCATAATGCACAGTGGTGGACATTACTTGCAACATCGTTACCTAAAAATCATAAAGTAATATTTGCGCTGGATGGTTTACAAGATACGCACAGTCTCTATCGAATCGGAACCAATTATGATATGATCATTAGAAATGCCAAAGCATTTATTGACGCTGGAGGTATTGCCGAGTGGATGTTTATACGCTTTAAACATAATGAACACGAAGTTGAAATCGCAAGAACTATTTCTAAAGAATTAGGTTTTGCAACTTTTAATACAAAAGATAGTAAACGTTTTGGCAAAAAGTATCCTGTGCTTAACAAACAAGGATCAATTGACTATTATCTAGAACCTCCTAGTCAAAGTAGAATTAAACCGGTAGAATTTTTAGATCTTAAAGATTATAAAGAATGGCAAAATGATGTTAGTTGTTTTGCTGTGGAGTCTAAAGAGCTGTATATAGATGCTAACGGATATCTTATGCCGTGCTGTTTAATAGGCTCATTCCTATATGCTAATTACGATGTTGAGCTGTATCGAAAGTACGGCGTTATAGATGAAACTAGCATTACAATCATTGCTAGAGAAGTACAACTAGAAGTGTTTTCTATTATTCAAGAACTTGGTGGACTAGAATCTTTGGATTCTAAGGTGCATTCTATTAACAATATCATGAGTACAGAAGTTTGGCAAACGCTGATTCATAAAAAATGGGATAACAAATCTTCATCTACGTGCAAAATACTTTGCGGTAACGGTTCTCCGTTTATCAAAATAGAAGAACAGCTTAATCGTACATCGTAATTTGTAAAGTATACCTAGTATTATATCCAATGTTAGCAGGACCGTGTATCGTCATTGGATCATTCCATTCAAATACATCTCCAGCTTTGTAATTTGCAGCAACTTTATCATCATAAACAAATATGTGTCCAGGTTCCCAATCTTGTAAAAACATTGTATAGCGTACAGGATCGTTAACTTCTGTTAATTGCGGGTCAATATGCATAGCTTGAAACTCTCCCGGATATAACATTACAAACCACCAATTTACACTGATTCTTTTTTCGGGCAAGTCTGGCAGAGTAAATTTAAAATCTTGCATCTCCTTAGATGAAGGATTCATTTGATGAAAGAAATGTTTATTACTTGAATATCCCGGTCTTGCCATTTCTTTAAATTTTTCTAATGTAGGATTACCACTCCATCTATCTGGTTGCCACACCGGAGTACAATCACCCTGACACGCAACAAGATGTTCTAGTATCTGTTGTTCATCAATCCAATGTTTGTAATTGCCAATAAATTTCATTAGTACATGTCTAAATGATCAATTCCAAGTTTCTTACGGAATGTGTCGGTGAACTTGCCATCAATGCGTAGGCCATAACTTTGTTCCATGATACGTTCACCGCCATGCCAATCTACATCATTCCACCATGCTGCTCGTGTGTTAAGATACACTTTGTTTTTATTTTCTGGATCCCAAAGATACATAGCTTTCTTTGTGTTAGGACGGATATGTATAAACTCATTGCGATGCGGTATAACAACATTAACACCGTTGTTAGCATCTAAGTCTCTGTGTTCAAATGGAATACCATCTGCCTCACAGTGAAAGAATATAACACGACCGATATCTTCAAACACTGTATCTACTAGGCTTTCAACCCACTTAACTACGTTGGGAAAGTATTCTGCTTCGGGTGTTAGATTACGTTTAGCAGTTCTATCATCCCACGATCCTTCTTCCCACAAGTAATAATAAATGTAAGGATCATAAGCACCCATTGCCATCTTTAGGAATCGTGTAAATTTATTGCGTTGTTGAAAGTTCTTAAAGTCTTTAGGCATTAGTGCCAGGCCTGCTTGTTTAAGGGGACTGTCTGGCAATGCTTTGAATTCTTCCATTGCTTGGTATATAGGTTTCCAGTGTAAGCGATAACTCATATCGTCAAAAGTAAACCCTGGCGACATCCATGTGCCTTCTTTAGCATATTCTCTTGCTATAGCAAAACCGGTTAATATCTCAGGCTGTAGTTTATCAAACTGATCCATGTCTAAATAATGAGCCATATCATAATAAGGTTTATTATTAATTCCGTGCATCGTATTTCCTTTGATATTTTTCTGGCACCGTATCATATAACGGCAAGTTTTTATTTACTGCGCCGTCTCGTAGAATAACTTGATGTACAAGTGGAGATATAGGTTTACCTGGTAGCATGTCTGCCCAAGACTCAGTTTGGTCTTCTTCTAAATCAATAGTTCTTACATCAGGCCATTGTATTATCTTAACTAATATACCATTAATTCGTAGTGGATAATGCACTCTAATTCCAAAATCTGGGTCGTACTCGTGTGTCCATTTCTTTTTATCACATATCGCTTTTACCATATCTACTAGTTCTGATAAAAATATTTTTTCTTCTCCAGGGTGCCTTCCGATGTCAGTTCCGACTCGTATTCTGTATTGTTGACAGATCCGGCTGCCAAACTCCTGTATTTCTTCTAGGCAATATTCTAACTGCGCGATAGTTTCAAGAGTGTAACTGACATTCTTGATCTTCATACCTAATTTTAGACAATTTTCTATACCTTCCATTTGTTTCTTTCTAACTGTATGACCTTGATAATCTGGATGATTTAATCCTATAGTCCAGAGTACATTTGGCATGTTTGCAAATTGTTTAGCATATTCATAGTCTGATAGGTAAACGCCATTTGTTAAAATCATAATACTACGAAGTTTACCAGGTTGTGATTGAATGGCTTCACATAGTTCCGGTAAGTCTTTTCTTACTGTGGGTTCTGCTCCCATTAACGCAACAGCGTATCCGTCATCTTCCCAGGATCTTATTATTTCGAGGATGTGGTCTTTTGACGGATCTTTACTTGTGTTATCTGGAATCTGATAACAGTGAGGACAATTTAGATTACACTTATTGGTAATATCTAAACAATATGTGTGGTTCTCTGGTGTTGGATATTTGTAGTTAATATAAAACTTGGCATTGGGTTCTACTAGGTGTTCGCTTTCGTTGTGCCACTTACATTTTTTACTCAACCATATAGAATTATCTCGTTCAAAAAGAACAGCAGGCACATGTCTATAACAATGTTCACATATTGATGTTGTATCGTGTATTTTATTCATGTCTATATTTTTCAGGTACTGTGTCGAACAACATCTGTCCTCGATTGACTGCTTGATCTCTCAATATAACTTGATGTAGCAATGGACTCATTGGCTTCCCAGGAACAATACTCGCCCAAGACTCGCTTTGAACTTCTTCGAGATCAATGGTTCTCACATCACACCATTTAATAAATTTATGTTCAATTCCGTTTATGCGTACAGCATAATGTGTACGATTACCACCAACATAATCAGGGTTCCATGACCAATTATTATCTTTACAAAACTGTTCAGCATCAGCTACTAATTCTGACAAATATAACTCTTTAAAGTCACCTTCCGGTACACGGCCGATCTCAACGCCTACCTGTATTCTAGCATTAATCTTAAACTTCTGTACTTCATGCATCACATCGGCTAACTGTTCTAAGTCGGCCAGCGTATAAGTCAAGGTCTTTACATCTAATCCCAGCTTGAAACAATTTGCTAAACCTTCCATCTGTTTGTCGCGAATCTGACCGCCATTGTATTCAGGATGATTAAGTCCAAAGGTCCATTTAAGTCTAGGTATGCCTTCAAAACGTTTTACATAATCCCACTTGGCCAAGTACACACCGTTAGTAACTACTATAACATTTCTAGGCTTGCCGGGCAAGGCCTGGATAGCTAACACTAAGTCAGCAAGGTCTTTTCTTACTGTGGGTTCAGCACCAACTAGACTCACAGGATATCCATTATCCGGCCACGATTCAACTTCAGCCAACAAGTAATCTATGCTTGGATCCTTGCTGTTATTATCGGGCATTTGATAACAATGCGGGCATTCTAGGTTACAACGGTTAGTAATGTCTAACCAGTATGATCCCGGTCTCCGTTTTTCGTATTGCTGATTGGCATAGAATACGGAATCGATTTCTAATAGTTCTTCATGATATCCGTGTTTCGGGCAAGTTTTGCCTAACCAAATCGCATTGTCTTTTTCAAACTTTACAGCAGGTATGTGTCTGTAACAATTTTCACATAGAGAAATAGTATCACTTATTTTGTTCATGGCAAATATTTATGATAATTACTGTATGGACAAAAAATTTAATTACTACTACAATAACGTGCCAGGCCATGGTCCATGTCGAAACAACTTGATATATACTAGTCTAATGTCCGAAGACAATTCGGTGTTTGTACAATGGTACCACAATGACACAGAATATCACAAAGATAAAAATCAAGTTGTAGACCCTGCCAAAATGGCGGAAAAGTGGTTGCGTGAAGTTAATTACCTAACGCAGATGCGCAACACTTTCCCGGATCTTGTTCCAACGATTATTGAAATTGATTTAAAAGCTCGTAAGTTGTATTTAGAGGTTGACGGTTCTGACTTTTGGGAACAGTCGGGGTGTGACATGGCTAACTACGATTCTGTATTACCGGATTGGCAAGACCAGATGATTGAAATTATCAAGGCACACAAAAAGTTAGGATTACACAAATACAGCATGCATCCTAGCAGTTATTTTGTAGTTAACGGAACGCTTAAGAGCATCAACTATTTCTTTACATATAGTAACAAAGAAGCTATAATAAGTATTGCGGAAGTTGAAAGTCACATTTACAGTACAAGGCAAGATGAAATGCGCAAACATCTGTCTACATTAGGAATTGAATGGGACAAGCCACAACCGTGGGATTTGATGGATCAACTGTGTTGGGCCAGTTTTAGTACCAACTATCCCTCTGACTTTATTGAGAAGGTTAAATGTTTAAAATAACACAGTGGTCTAAAGATTTAGATCTCACTGAATTCTATGCCACAGCAGAAGCCAAAGGATTTACAAACAACGCCAGTCAACAGATGTTGGTAGATAGCCTTGCCAAAGAACAACACTGGGCAGTTTGGATTTTATACTATCACGACAAAGCTGTAGGCAGTGTCGCTGCTCATAGTTTTCCAGAGATGGGAGAAGATGCATTTCGCATCGCAGCACGTACTTGTGTGTTTTCAGACCATATACCTATTCCTAGTATTCGTACACGCAATCAAATTGTAACACATCAACATGTTACTAGTCAGTTTTTAATTCCTACTTGCATTGAGTGGTGCCCGCCTTGGGCTAATTTGTATATCACTAGTAATGAGAACAGTGTTGGCACACAGCGATTAGTACACAACATATTTGGGCCTGCTATGGAAGCAACAGGTCAAATGAAACGCATTAAAGAAATAGAGTATAGAGGTACTAAACAAACTGTATGGGAACTCTACGCTAAAAAATTTTTAGAAGAGGTAGAAAGGAATCCAAGATGGTAATGAAATTTAAAACTGAAAAGAAACAATCGATTGTTTTTTGTATGTTAGATATTATTGATAGATGCCAAAGTAGCACAGCAAGAGATGTGTGCGTAAATTTAAGTGATTTTTTAATAAATCGAATTGACATGCACGGGCACGATATTTTTATCGGCAAATGTGAAGATTCTCTATTACAGGCAGCTACCGAAGAAGGTTATAAACATGCAGTCATTATTGCAGCCGGCACTAGTTTAGGTTTGTCAGATAGACTCTTTGGAGCCATTGGAGATTTATGCGAAGAAGAGTTTTTTATTGCAGGACATATTCTTGATCGGGGCGATCATTCGTATTATAAGAAAAATGCCTGTTTTGAATTGCACCAACAGTTCTATGTGATTAATCTTGAACAGTATAAAGATTTAGACATGCCTGCAGTAGGTAAAGAAGAATGGGTAGACTACCAACAGATTGCTCCTATCCGCAGTGAAGAATGTTTATACGATGATCCGGAAATTCCCGTGTGGATTAAAAAAGGCACCGAGACTAAAACATACTCTGTTAAGTTGCATGGATGGAACATATTAAATGCTGGCTTAGAAAACGATAAGATACTGCTGACACTAAATGAAAAAATTCGCACTAGTAAAAAATATCTATACTATGAGTACGATCATGTTTTCTTAAAAGAATTAACCCAGATAAAATATTATCATTTTTTTGGTATGAATTTCTTTGCAGGATGGAACTCGGACAATCTAAGAAACGACTTACCATTTAACGGTCCAGTTGAACAATATGCTACAGTTGGCATTGGTTTTCACTGGATTAAAAATCTTCAACTCATCAGTTTCACAAAAGATACACGAGTTGTATTCACTGACATCAATTATAACTGTTTGATGTTCATGAAGAAGATGGTCGAAACATGGGATGGCAAAAACTATGCAGATTTCTACTGGGAAAATAAACCCATGTTGCCCAATAATCCTCCCTATATTTCAAACAGTTATAAAGAGCAAATAGCAGAACAATGGGAAAAGTTTTTAACTACAGTCGACAACTGGGATTCTTTATGGAAGGAAGTCAAAAAACTAACTTATGATTATATTCTTATCGATTATACAGCAGCCTTTAATTTTGATTGGTTAGAAGCGGGCAAAAACACATTGTTGAATTTAAGCGATCTTTACAATCATTCTCCTTTTATTTCTTCAACAAGTTTAAAATATCGTATTGCTTGTGAAAACATGCTATTTCAAAAGCTACAAAAGAAAGATCCTAACGTAACGCTTATGCTGACATCAAGAGCCGCAGACGGTTTTTGGAAAGTCAAGATAGATCAGCAGTTAGATAAGGCCATCAATTTTGTTTATACAGACATCGAGGATTTAAAAACTCCCAAGTGGCACGAAGAGGACTGGAAACACGAAAGCGGAAGACCGTTAGGAGTAGAGTAATGAAAGAATATTTTAAATCTGAGGGTCGTTACCTAAAATTAGCTATAGAAATTCCTTACGAAAAAATGTGTGAGGAAGCATTTTCTTTAATAGATAAATTTACTCCGCACAGAGGAGATGAATATAGTCATGTAGGTTGGGAAAGTTTAACCTTACACGGACTTGGTTGGGACAAACATGAAAACTGGAATGACTACGGTTACAAACAAGGAAAAGATGCCAGCAATGATATGTTCTGGACAGAAATATCAGGATTGTGTCCTATAACAACTAGATGGCTTAAAGAAGTGTTTCCATGCGGAAAATATGGCAGAGTTAGATTTATGTTGCTACGTGCAGGTGGAAAGATTGCCTTGCATAGTGATTCAAGCATAAAGCTGATTGAAAATATAAATGTTGCTCTAAATAATCCACCTGGTTGTAAATGGGTATGGGGAGACGGTGAAGAAATAATTATGGAGGCGGGCGGTATATATGCTATGAATCTACACTATCATCATGCGGTGATCAATGAAAGTGATGAGGATCGTATGCACATGATTATTGCTAGGCATGACGCCACCGATGAATGGAAAAAATTAGTAGAAGATGCTGCCAAAGAACAAGGCATCACCGGTGAATACGTTGTTATAGATGACTTGCCTTAACTTGTATAATCCTGATCTGGATAGTCAAAACAGGCTCTGTGTAAGGTTCTTTCTGTTATATTTTTAAACGGCCATCTTTTATGTATACCTGTTTCTTGATCGGCAATTAGAATATCTCCATCTTTCCAATCATGGTGATAAACATACTCTTCTCGAATTACAAATTCTTTTAAGAATTCAATAACTTCTTTACTACGCTCGTTGCTCATTTCTTTAATCTTGTGAATATGATACATTGGAAAGAAGATTCCTTTATTTCCAGCTTTGTTTGTTTTTATTAAAGGCGGAGCATATGGTGATAGTCCGTCTGAACCTAGTTTCAGCATTTCAGAAATATCGTTTTGCACTTCATCTGCTCCCAACCCTAATCCAACATAAATTTCAAGGTGGCAGTTTTCTAATTCCTGTTTTAACTCTTCATCGAGATCGTTGTATGACAAACTACTATTAGTATAGCTAGTTCTTGATCCTGCAGTTCCCTCGACGCCTCGTAACCAAACTATTGATCTGCTACCTTCTACTCCTGGTTCATTACAATGCCATACCATTTCGCAATCATAGGCAGCAATTCCTACTTGACCATTTTTATCTTTTTTCCCGCTCACACGTAAAAATAAATCATCAGATCCTTCTACTACAGCACCACCTAAGTCTGATACATAGTTTTCGGCAATAGTAGGAATATAAGTTTGAGTATTTTTGAACATTTTTAAAACTGTTACTTCATCGGCTATTGTTAAATTTTGATTTCGAATAACTACCAGCGTGTTCTTTGCAATTAATTTTGATATCTGGTTTATATTTTCCTGAGTTGCTTTACTAATATCAAAGTCTTCAATGATCACAGTCCAGCTGTTATTGTGTATTTTATAATCTATCATCTTACCATATCCTTTTATTTTGTGTAATCTTGATCAGGAAAGTTAAACACAATTCTATGTAATAGTCTACTGGCCATGTGCGGGAATGCCCAGCGTTTATGTATACCTAGCCATTGTTCACTTAGTGTAATATCTCCATCTTCCCAATCATGATGATACAGGTATTTTTCTTGAGTCGTATGTTCTGTTAGGTATTCCATTGTTTCATCTATCTCAGTTACAGGAACCCCGACCAGCCCGTGTATTTGTAAGAAAGGAAAAAACAAACCAGTTATACCTGCAATATTGGTATGAACAATGTTTGGTGTCCAATATTCTTCTCCGGGCACATTGTCATCATTGTTTCTCCAATGTTTCATCCTTGCTTTAATTGGTGCAACTTTTTCTTTCCACGTTTGATCTAAATCGTTGTAAGATAAAATATTGTTATTCCATGTGGTTCTTGATCCCGCAGTTCCCTTTTCACCACTTAACCAAACTATTGATCGGCGCTGTGATCTATTTGAATCATTGCAGTGCCATTTAAGTTCATCGTTGTCTCCAGCAAAGCCCGCGTTACCGTGCTCGTCTTTTGCTCCGGTGACTCGAATCAAAAATCCTTCGCTGTTAGGAACAATTGCATCTTTGTAGCCATCACGTTCTGGATCAGTAGGATCAAACACAAAAGGATCTTTAAACATTTTAGTAACTCTAACTTCGTCTGCAACTGTTAAGAATTGTTTTTTAACAATAACTAGAGTATTGGTAGCAATTAATCTGGCAATTTGATTGACATCATCTTGCGTAACAGTTTTAAAATCTACATCATCTATTATTGTGGTCCAACCATTTTCGTGTAAGCGGTAGTTCATGTATTTTTCCTTTCTGGATAGTCAAACATTGCTCGATGCAACAATCTAATACTTATATTAGCACACTGATGTCTCATATGTAATCCGGTACGATTGTCGCATATGGTAACATCACCAATTTTCCAATCATGATGGTAGACGTATTTTTCTTGTGTAATATGATTTGAGATACGGTCAAGAATGTCTCTGCTATCTTCTAAACTCATTCCTTCGAAGTGGTGTATCTGCTGAAATGGGAAATACAGATGTTTTTCACCCAATGGGGTTTCTCTAACAACATCACAAGTATACCCTGTATACTCTTCTCCGTTGGCCCATTTGCGTCCTTTATTATCTTCTTCAAAAGAGTCAACGTTAAGATATATGTATCTTTTCATCACAGCCTTTAGAGACCCTAATAAATCTTTGTCTTGTTGTGATAAATCTTTATAAGACATAATATTGTTTAACCAGGAAGTTTTTGAGTTTTCGACTCCTGTTATGGCTCGAAGCATTATTAAACATACTTTGTGATCTAACTCCCAATGAAAGTCATGGTGCCATGCCATTTCATCGATGTGTTCTGCAATGCCATGATTACCTTGTTCGTTTGGTAATCCGCCTACTCGTAGTATTTTTCCATTTGAATTAGGTACTGAAAGTTTTTTAAAGGAATCCTTGCAGTGATTTACTATCGACCCGACATCTTTAAATTTGTTGTTAACTGCAATTTCTTGTTCAAGCGTTAAAGTTTGATTTTTAAATATAACTAGTGTATGTGTTGCAATAAGATTTGCAATTTGATCCACATCGTCGTGTGTTGCTGTTGATAAATCTATATCAATTATAGGAGGATTAAACAATATTCTCTGCCTCTATTCTTGTTCTAAATTCATCTGTGAATGTTCCGTTTATTCTCAAAGTGTATGTAGGCCGTTGAATAGGTAAGCCGCCATGCCAAACAGTTTCATTCCACCAGGCAGCTCGAGTGTTCATAAACACACGATTTCCAGTATCTGGATCAATTATATAAAATGGTCTATCACAGTCTGTCTTGATATGCACAAATTCTGACATTGTGGATAACGGCGATTCTGATGGAGGATCTCTATGCTCCCAAGGAATACCCCCAGAATCTACAGTTATTATGTTTACTTGATATAATGATTGAAAAACTCCAGAGTCTATCAGACTGTGTATCCATTTTATCAATCCCGGAAAATGTTTTGAACATTCGCCTATTACATTGTATTCCCCAATAACGGGATACACTCGATAGAAGTCATAGGCTCCAACTGAATATTTTAAATAATCTGTGAGTTGGTTGTGGCTTAGATCTTTTCCTGCGATTTTAAATGCATCATCTTCTGGTAAATCTTTCCAACTTTTGACCATATTCCAAAGAGGGGTCACGGTTATTCCTTGCGCCCAGGGGCGAATTTCTCCGTAGGTAAAATGAATTCCGTCCCAAGCAAGATCTTTAGCAGTGGCTATACCTCTGCAAATTTCTGGTTTTAGATTATCCCATTCTGTCAGATCTATGTGTTTTTCTAAATCTATAAAAAGTTGATTGTTAGTCATCAAGATATTTACCCGGAGAACACACACTCGTTAACGATCATGATATGATCATTAAGAATTATAAAATGTTTTGATTAGCCAATACGCCAGACTGTGCCGTCTGAGTACACCGGAACGTTATTAGCACCAGATCCCGCATAAGCTGCTGCAAAGGTTGTAGAGGTAGCGTCTGATACAAATGCTCTAGCACCTGCCCCTATTGTTGCTGCGTTAGGCAATGCTGTAGTTGCTACAGAATACACTGTTGTTTTAACTACAGGGGCTAACCATATACCTCGGCTGTCAAGCGATGCAAATTTATTATTTGATCCGCCTGCCCCCGCCGCTATGGTAACAGTAGATAGTGGGGCATCATCTGAGATGACAGCACCGACTTCCCATGACGCAACTATCGCACCACCGAATGCATAAGTTGTTCCATTCCACCCTTTGATAGAGATAGCTCCCATGGAGACTCCTGTACCAATGGCTGTTTTTGTATCATAGTTACCGTTATGAAAACTTGCAGCAAAACTAGCACTGGTGTTAGATACAAACGCAATTCCGACACTGCTGTCCGGTATCTGAATTAAATCACTAACTAGGGTACCGGTAAGTTTTGAATTAGTACCATCTACAAGCATTGTAGAATCTTGTCCAAATACAGAACCTCTTATATCTCCGCTGACATCACCTACCACATCACCTACCACATTGCCAGTAACAGTTCCTATGAGATTAGAGGTTATAATACTTGCTAGGAAGTTTCCACTGCCGTCGCGTGAGACAATTGTACTTGCAGTGTTGGAATTGGTAGCTGTGGTTGCAGAGTTAGAAACTTTACCAGCTGTGCTAATTGTAGATAATTTTGTGTCTACAATACTGCCTGCCAACATGGTGTTGGTAACAGTGCCGGTGTCTGTGATATAAACACCGTTGGTGACTGAGGTGGCATTACCAGTAACATTGCCTATAAAACCACCACTAGCGGTAACTACTTTAGTAGCTGCATTGACAATGATTGTGCTGTCATCGCCTATGATATTTCCGTTGTAATCAGATCCTGCACCACCTGCCAAAGGCACGCCACCCATGGTAGACCCTAATGGAAGATTCACAGCATCACCAACAGCTGTGATAGTTGCAGCGCCTAGTTTAATACTAGATCCACTGAGATATAGATCTCTAAATCGATATGTAGCACTGCCTAGATCGTAGGCGACGTCTGTATCCGGTATAACATCAGTGCCAACACTACCTGACAAATTGAATTTTCCTGTGTTTCCGTCTATCAAAAGACTACTGTCGTTGGCAACCACAGAACCGTTGAATGCTGCTGCTTTGATCACTCCCTGGTAATCTGATAAATCTACCGTGGCATTGACTTTATCTAAGGCATCGTCATAGACAAACGATATTGCACTATGTGTGCCATTAACCAGCATGGGTGCCGTGGCATCTCTTGCTTGCTCATCGGTGTAGTCTGTGACCGGAACACCGCCATTGGTAGTGCCATTACCTATGTATAATCTATTGGTATTTGTAACAAATATTAGCTCGCCCGCGGCCAAGGGCTGTGTCATTGCTGTT